GAAACAACTTCCATTTGGAAAGAGATTGTTAAAAATCACCCGATGTCTAACTATGTTAGTTGTGGTCTTTACAAAACTGACGAGGGTCGTGTAATCCGTATCCTAAAAAACAACTTTGATGTAATGGAGGGATTTGAGTGTGTTGAAATCTTTTACAACGAACACAATACCAATTCTACCTTTTTTGTTTCCTTGATGGAATACGACAATCAGGGTGAAGCAGAATACTTGGAGAGTTGGGAGTTTAACTCAAACGATACTATCCAAACTCTAAATGCTGTGTCGTATGTGCAAGAGTTCATCAAAAAACTTTTCTAATATTTGTGTATGTAAAATAACTGATGTATATTTGAAGTATGGAAAACAAAATAAAAAACACCGATGGATTTGCTATGGGATTTGATGTTGATGCTTGTGTTGATAGAAGCAAATGTGTAAATATGATTATGGGTCATCGTATCGTCGCAGGGTCAGTATTTATGTGGAACAAAGAACAGAACACTTGGCTTGCTGCTTTTGGTTTTCATTTTTGGAATGAAGATAAAGATGGTAATGTATGGGATAGTGAATTGATGTGGAAAAAACACCCTTTCGCTAATCTTAAAGGAACTACATATCGTAAGTTAAATGGTAAAAACTTCCGTTGGTTGAAAGAAGAACCAACAGCAAGAACCAACGAATATCAGGGAGTAATCAAACACCTTAACAAAACTTACAGAAAGGGTAAGGGTTGTGATTTGTTCTATGTAGAAGGATACGGATACAATCACAATTACGAACTACGAGAAACAGATTGGTTCAAGGAACTTCTTGAAAACAAATACCTTTTTTCATAAAAAAGATTTGGCAGTATGACGCCAGTAATGTAATTTTGTAAGACAATTAAAAACAACAACAACTATGGCAACTATCACACGAAAAGAACTAAACGATTGGAAAAAACAATTCCAAGTAGGAGACAAAGTAAAAATCACATACGAAGGAAAATACTTCGGTATGATTGGTATTGTATCAAGTAAAACCTCTTATGTAAATGTAGAATTGGAAAACGAACAGGAAATCGGTTTCCGTAGAGGTTTGGAAGTAATTGAAAAGTTTATCAAACCCAAAAAAGAAAAGGTTAAATACAACTTGTCCCGTTCATCAAAGTTGTATAAAGATTTGGTTGATGATGGATATAACAGACACAAGTTCGCATCTTGGTTGAAAACTACTGATTTGGTAGTAAGTGGTGAAAAGTTTGACGAACACTCTAATTGGACTACTGAAAAGGCTGAATATGAAAATGGTAAGGGTAATTTGTGGGAAGTGTTAAACTTTTTTTTCTACAACTGGAAACTGATGAAAGAAAACTATGGTAGAAAAAGAGATGATGAAAGTTTTTACTACTCTTCATCTTGGAGTTATGATGGATTTTCTCACGACAGCGTAATCATCACCAAAGAACCTTTGGACGAAATCTACAAAAAGTATTTGGTAGATAAAAAATAATTTGTAAAAAAGTTCCTTAAGGTTCTTGACTTATAGAAAAGTGTTATTATATTTGAAGTATGAAAACAAAACAACAAAACAAAACCGAAATGAAAAACAAAGAAAACTTGATTAACGAAATCAAAACCAAGCGTATCAAACAAGATGAATTAGACAACCTAATTCACGAACAAGAAATTAAACTTGTAGAGATGGTGAATATGGACTTGAACGATATGGGTATTATCACCCAATATCGTAAAGGGGATAAACAAATCAGTATCTATAAAGATGATAAGTGGTCTATAAACCGAGACATTAGAATTAGTTTTGGTGGTGGTAATTTCCATATCCAATTCCCACATATCATTAACGAAATGAATAGCTACATTCAAATCCAAGTGTTTAAGGTTTTGAGTAAGTATGAGAACGAACTAACTGATATTCAACTTGACTACCTCGCAAACTATGATTATATGAGAAGAGATGAAGAGTTTGAACTACAAAATGTAGTTGCTGAAGAAATGTTTAACACACTTGAAAAAGATGGTTTCCTTGAATTGAATGGTCGTATTTTCAAAATGGAGAAATGGCAGAAAGGTAGATACATTATCACATTCCCTAATGAATACACTAAATCTTATTTCAAGAAAGACATTCTGTCTATCTTGTTCCAAGAAGCAAGAGAAGTAGTTAAATCGTTGGTAAAAATCTAAACAAAACAAGGGGGAGGGAAGTTTGAATTGTCCCTCCTCCCTTTTAATAACAAAAGAAAATGGCACAGAATAAAGATAGACAAATAGCATCACAATCAAGTATGAAACTTGTATTGGATTGGGCGAACTCTTGTAATAAATGTTTGACGATGAAGGAGCTTGTAGCGATGTCCGTAGTCATCGTAGATTTCGTAGAGAATGGATACTCAAGTGAAATCGGGAACAGATTAGATAAGATACAGGAACACTTGGATAATAAGAAATAATTGATATACTTATAGAATATGAAACAATCCTTTTATTACCCCTTTACAGACCATACGAACGACAAGAACCTAATAGTATATGTCCGTGATGAAGATAGTGTCCCTGTGATGATTTGGAACTTCTTTGGGGGTCAAGAGAAGGTAGGTTTCCTACACATACTATTTGAAATGAGTGATGAAGATGGTAAAGAGTGTGGGTTGGGTAGTTTGATGAAAAAAGTATTCTTTAACGACGATTTTAATTACGACGAACTTAAAGAAAAAATTGGCACGATTTGGACTACAACTGACGACTATAATATCTTATCTTTTATTACAGAGGAAAAACTCGTGGGAATGTATGATGATGAATACTTCAACAAACGAGTAGATGTTCTAAACAACCTTATTGAAACTGGTGAGTAATTATTTCGGGTTTTGTTTTCATATATGTAATTCTTTGTGAAAATCGGTTTCAATACACAAAAAGTAGTGCTCCCATAACTGCTTCCCCTGACCTTAAACAAGTTGGGGGTTTTTTATTTTTAGGGAGTAATATATTTATCAGTATAAATTACAACTATGAAGGAAGAAAAAAGAGGTAAAGGACGACCTCGTAAAACGATGGAGGCTTTAGTCAAAAGAGGATTAGTTCCTGAAACTTGGAGGGAAGATATTATCCAACTTGGTAGGGAGGGTAAGAACAAACTTCACTTCGCTAATTTTTTAGGTATTACAAGAAATACTCTGTATAAAATACAAGATAGAGACCCAGATTTTTTACACACTATAAATTACGCATTAGAATTATCGCAGGAATGGTGGGTAGGTAAAGTTCGTGAAGGATTTGAAAATAACACATCAGGTAAGATGAATGCGACCCTGTGGAAGTATTATATGGAGAATGTGTATAGAAAAGATTGGAGACCCGCAGAACAACAAATAGACATCACAACAGGAGGGGATAAACTACACAATCCCGATAATAATATTATTGTGGAAATTATCCAACCCAAAAAAGAAACTGATGAAGATACAAGCAACTAAAATATTTGCTGATATTAACACCGCAGTTCAGGAGGGTAAAAGGTATATCTTTTTAAGGGGTTCGTCCCGTTCAAGTAAGACAACATCTGCGGTTCAATACCTCATCGTAGAAGCACTTAAAAAACCCAACATATCAATCACCATAGCTCGTATGACCCAAGTGTCTATCAAGAATACTATTATGGTAGATTTCTTGGAGATATTAGAACAGATGGATATTCTACATTCAGGTAAGTTAAACAAGGTTGATATGACCTATACATTCCCAAATGGTAGTGTGATAAGGTTTGTGGGACTTGACGACACCACAGGTCGTTTAAGGGGTCTTAAATCAACAATCGTGTTAGTAGATGAATACAACACAATAGACAGAAATAGTTTCGTTCAATTAGACATACGAACCGAACGATACATCATCTGCTGCTACAACCCTGAAGTAGAAGAGGACTTTTGGGGATTTGATTACGAAAAGAAAGAAAACTCATCTTTATTTATATCTTCTTGGAGAGACAATCCATTTTTATCACAAGAAATTATTAACTCAATTATGGAGTTAAAAGATATAGATTATGACCTATGGCAAATCTATAGTGAGGGTAAGTTAGTCCCCCCTCGTGAAAAGATTTACATACAACCCCAAACATTTTCAGGGACACCATCAAACATCAAATCAACATACATAGGAATTGACTTCGGGTATGGAGCTGACCCCTGTGCTGTAATCAGGGTAGATGTTTCAAGTGATAATAAAATCTATGCTACGGAATTGTTATACGAACACGGACTTACCAATCAGGACTTAATATTCAGGTTGAATGAATTAGGTGTATCCAAATCGTTAGACATCATCGGGGATAGTAGCGAACCCAAATCTATTGAAGAAATCCGTAGAGCTAATTTCAAAATAAGAGGGGTTAAAAAAGGTGATGGTTCAGTATTATTTGGGATACAGAAATTACGAACCTTTAAGATATTTGTTAATGAATTATCAACCAACCTAATCACAGAGTTCAAGGGGTATAAGTTCAAGAGGGACAGAAGTGGTCGTCTTACATCAACCCCCGAAGGTGCAGACCACCTTTTAGATTGTTTAAGGTATTGTGTAATGGAGTTCGTAGATAAACCCAAACCATCATATTCATTTAGATAATGGCAAAATCAAAATCAACCACAAACATCAAAACTTACCGAGTGAAACCAAAAAGGAAAAGACCTGGTATTCACGCAAAAACTAAAACCTCATCACACAAACATTCCAAGAGGTATGTTAAAGTGTCTGTCGGGCAGGGGTAAAAATATTTATTATTATGAAAATACAAATTGGCGAAACAGATTATCCTGTAAGGGACTTAACGATTGAGCAATACCTCGCACTCAAAGATGTTGATGATATTAGTGATATTGACTTTGTATGTTTGATGACGGGAGCTCCAAAGGACTTACTAAAAAAGGTTAGGGTTCAAGACCTTTTATTTGCCGTTAGATACTTGAAGAATGAAGTAGCATACCAAGATGAGATGTCCGCTTTGGAAATGGTATTGGAAATAAATGGGACACGATACGGACTGATTAAACCAAGTGAAATGACCTTTGATGAGTTCGTTAATTTGGAAATCTTTATGGCGGAAAAACCCCTTGATTTACCGAAAATAGCAACCCATCTATACAGACCCCTCAAGGACGATTTCATCGGTGAAAAACGAAACCTTGTGGAGTATGATTTGACTGAATGTATGGATAGAATACCAGAGTTCAAAAAACACTTTCCAATTAAAAAACTGATGTCGGCGCTTTTTTTTTTAATAACTTTCGGCAAAACACTTACCGACAATTTGCTAGAGTTTATGGAGACGACGAAGACCGAAGGGAAAACTCAAAACACGACGAACGAACCCCCCAAGAAATACAACAAAGCGTAATTGACTTTTATTACTCAACTTTGATGTTCGCATCAGGTGAGGACTTATTAAAAGTGGAGGGGATTGGAAGACAGAACATATACGCAGTTTTACAATTTATAGCGTATAAAATTGATAAAGAAGACAGATATAGAAGAGCACAAGAAAAAGCTGTCGGGTAAAAATATATTTATGAAAAAATACGAAGATGACCTATAAAGATTTAATGACCCTCTTTGAAGCGTTCGCAGTTCAACACCCATTCTTAAAGGGACACTTTAGTTGGGGTAATATGAGTGATTACCAAAGAAACGAGTATAAGCAAAAATACCCCGCAATACACTTCGTTCCTATCACAAGTTCATTACAAGACACCGCAACATACTTCACCTTTTCTATGTTGATATTTGATATAAATAACGAGTGGGCAGATATGTCCCCTAATTCAAACCAGTTGGATAGTTTGTCTATGTGCCACGAGATACTAAACGACTTCTATAACTGGTTTATCAACCAAATCAACAACAGGGATTTCTATTTGGAAAGTCCCCTACAATTCACTCCCTTCCTTGATAATTGGAAAGAAGATGTCGTAGGTATAGAAAGCACCATAACGATTATCAGTCAGCAGACCGCTTGTATTCCCCCACTTAATTAAAGATGGAAGAAGAGTTTTTGAATGCGTTTGGTGAGTTTATCAAATTGAGGGTTCGTAAGCAAATTAAGACCCCTCAAGCTCGTTATACGAAGTTGGGTAAAATACCAAAACAACCCCCGACATACAATACCTACGCATCAGGAAAACTCTACAGAAGTGTTGATTACCGAGTGATAGATGGATTGATTTATCTGTTTATGGAGGACTACGGAATTGATTATGTCTTTAACGATTTACTTGACGAACAAGCGGGGTCTTGGCCTGGACAAGGTAGGTTTTATCCCGACAGAAGAAGACCTGAAGAAAAACAAAACAAAAGTGCTTTATTGGACGCACTTATGAAGTGGATTGTGAATAAAAAAATACCAACCACAAATGTTAAGGGAATGGCATTCGCAGTTAGAAAGAATATGTTTAAGGCAGGTTGGGCAGGAATACCACTCTTCACCCCACAGGTCAATAGGGACATCTTTGGAGAAGCAGAACGATTACTTGGACTACCCGAGTATGAAGGGTTTGTAATAAACGATATATTAGACAGATTTACACTATTGAGTAAATCAAGTGCCCAATTTAATTTAGGATTAGATTTATGATTACATTTCAATCACAACCGAATACGATAGAACCAGTTTATAGTAATTTGGTATTTCAATTTACATCAACTGCTGCGACAGACCCATCACTTTACCGATATAGATATGTGGTAGATGTATTCACACAAGACGGGTCAGTAGCACAACTGAAAATCACCCCTTCAACTGAAGGTTGGGGGCAGTGTGATTTATCCCCAATTTTAATGAATTACACACACTCAAAACCTGTGAATGTAGGTTGTAGTGGAGCAACACCTCTACACCAATCAGCGTGGGGTGTATTGAGTGATAATATGATTAACTACTCCATTATGGTTGGTGAGGAATACGCAACATCACCGACGGGAACACTTACCCTTTACGATGGTGATGGTAATGTCGGTGTCCCTGTGGTTAGAAGTAATGTTTGTTTCGCATACAACGGAGTAAAGGAATGGTTTAACGGGAAGAATTACAACTTCAATCCGTTCTTACTTACAGGTTCAACAACCTTCAACTCGGGTGTGGATAGATTTATGACTAACTCCCCAAGAAGTAGATGGATTAGAACGGGGGACTATATGACTTTGGCAGCTCTTAACTGGTTTGATGTTGAGGGTGATGTTAATTCAAGACAGGTCTATTCCGCAGTATTCAAGTTTTACGATGAAGGTAATAATCTTATTCAAACATCACGAACCTATAATGTGGCGAGTTTGTGTGGGACAAGACCATTCTGTAATTACTACGACCACTTTTGGACGAACCCAACGAACTTCGCAGAGGAACAGGTAATCTACTTGGGTGTTGGTGTCCCTAATATTACAGCACACGGAATAGTGTATCCTGATGATGTAAAATACTACTCCGTTGAGTTAGAAGCAACCCTTAACCAACCAACCCCACCTGACCCTGAAATTGATGAGTTTGATGGGTGTTCTTGTTGGAACTTTGATGTGGAAAACCAAAGTTTAGAAGCACAACTAATTTTTAGTTATTTGGATTGTTTGGGGGTAGAACAAACTTTGACTTTGAACCCTGAAACATTCGGTAATTTCTGTGCTTGCCAAAACTCATTAAGTTTCACGGGGAACACTCCATATTCATTTACGGGAGTAAGTGAGTGTGATGCGTGTGTTTGTAAGACCTATCGTGTGGTAAATGCTGACCCTGATTATCCAGCAATTTTTGATTATACTTCTTGTAGTGGTTCAACAGAAACGGGTTCAGTTCCCCCTGATGATTATGTTGATGTATGTGCTTGTGAGGGTTCGGTAGAAGCTGGTGAAATGTCTGTTATTCTACAGGGTGATTGTCCTTTACCATTTAGTGCGGATTGTAGAAGTTATGGTGTATCATACTCCGCAGCGACCATATATCAATACACATATACGGGTTGTTGTGGAACGGAACAGACGATAAATCTTCCTCCTGGTGTATCAACGATTTTGAAAATCAATTATCCCGCACCAACACCTTCAGGAATTACTGCGGTGTTATTGGGTTCAACTACACCTGACCCCTGCCCACCAACACCTGAACCTGTCCCATCTTATACCGCAGATACAGGAACAGCAATCGTCGGTAGAAACCTATGTGATAATACCCTAATGTATTTCTTGTATTCAGGTGATACAATTTCTGTGGGTCAATACTTTAACTACGAATACGAACCTTACGAGTTTGTAAGTATCGGTGGTGGAGGATTAGTCCCGTTGAATGTCCCCTATATTTTCAATAGTGAGGAACAGGTATTATCTGCGTTCCCTTGTCCTAATTTCACGGGAAACACTTGTTTAGATACAACAATTATTAGCGAACCATTCTACTTCTATCTTGACGGGGAATGCTCATCAGGAGACAGGTTAATTTACTTTATGAGTAAGTTTGGAACTTGGGAGACATACAACTTTAGAGCGAGGGAAGATGTGGGTTATTCTACCAACAAATCGGTATTACAGACCGCACCTGAACTTTATAGCGAAGGTTGGAATACACCATCATATAACGGGTGGAATAGTCAAAGACGAGTATGGTATAACAAGGTTGTAAAATC